ACTTTCTGTTCTCAATTTTTGTTTTTCTTCATGAGTCATTTGTTTTAGCATATTCATTATAAAATTTTTATTTTGAACATAATACTTACCTCGCATAAAATCGATATATCCTAAACTCTCTTTGCGTCTTATCATCAAATATTGTATTTTACGTTCTTTGTTATCATTATATATGATGCGAAATGCTATAATGCCAATACTAGTTATTGGCATCTTGCATGTACTAAATAAATGTCCTGGTTTTCCACAATTATTACAATAATTTTTTTCCATATTACGAATAAACTATAAATAAATAATAACAAACTTCTATATAGTTTTATCGATGAATACAATGCGAAATTTTAATGCAGATATATGGGGTCCTCATTATTGGTTTTTCTTACATACTATAGCTTATTCTTATCCAGATACACCAAACACCATAACAAAACGAAAATATTACGATTTAATACAAAATATGCCTCTTTTTATACCAACTCCTGAAATTGGAAATGAATTTAGTAAATTATTGGATAAATATCCAGTAAGTCCTTATTTAGATAATCGCGATTCGTTTATCCGTTGGGTACATTTTATGCATAACAAGATAAATATAATGTTAGGAAAAGAAGAGATATCATTATTTGAAGCAAATGATCGATATAAAGCAAAATATAAACCAAAACCAGTACTATTAAGTGAAAGATTACATGTAAAAAAATATCATATTTATATTACATTAACCCTTATCTTTTTATTTTTAATATACATATATTCGGATAGGTAAATATCTACAATTATTATAGATTATATTATATCATCCATAAATGAGACTAGAACTTTGGATATTTATAATTACTGCATTAGTTATTGCAAATATATACACAGACGGTAAATACTTAAAATTAGCATTATCTTGGAAAAAATATTATCAAATGATAGGTATAGCATTTATAGGGTATGCATTATGTTGGTTAATGCGTAAAAACCCAACAAGAGCAAAAGAAATGTTAATATCATCCAACGAATATTTAAAATATTTACCAGTAGATAAAGCTACAAGTAGTTTTATTTCTCCTATATTAGATTTTACTACACGCCAAGAATTTGGAAGACAAATGGGAGGTGGAGTGATTCCAGGAGGCCGCCCAGACGCACAAACACAATATCAATCACGCATTATGAAATCCGGTGCAAATTCAACGAAACGTTCAGTCAGTGAAACAAAGAAAAAATTTGTAGCGGCTAGACAAAATTGGCATTGTGGTGATTGTAAAAAACAACTACCTGCGTGGTTTGAAGTCGATCATACGGTTCGTTTAGAAAACGGAGGAAGTAATCATGTTGACAATTTAGTAGCATTATGTAGAGATTGTCATGGAAAAAAAACAGCTATAGAAAATTTATAAAACGATTATATGATTATTATATGGTTCTATTATATATTTTTATATAATAGAATATAGAATGTCATCAATTCTATCAAGCCCTATATTAGAAAAAATAACTAATGTTAAAAATACGATTATATCATATGCTTCAGGTGAAACTACAATTACTTCAGAATTAAAAAGATGTGTTCTTGTATATGGTTTAATTATATTTTTCACGTTATTAACAGCGATTTCTTTGTATTACGTATCCACCGATAATAATATAGTAAATTCTGAAAAATACATTTACGCATTTATAACATTTATACCATTGATATTATTAATCGTCGCAGCTTTTTTCATTTTTAACAAAAATATCAAATTATTTAATCTTATAGCTGGATTATCGATAGTTGGTATTGTTTTTATTTTTTGTTATTATTTTAACAAAATATTAAGCTTTGGCAAAAAATATGGTATATTTTTCAATATAATATTACAAATTATTATTTTTAGTATAATCTGTGTAGGTTTAGCCATTGTATTCAGTATATTCGAAAAAAAAATTAGAAGTTTAAGAGGGTCCCCCGGTTTAATTGTTAATTTAATATTCTTGATCCCTTGTTTATTAACTGAATTTATAGAATATATTAAAGATCAATTAAAAATTACTCCGAATATAACATTTGTTTTATTTATTATTGAAATTATATTTATATTGTTATATGTCTACATTCCGTACTTATTTACTGCAAAAATATTACAAGAAACCGGAAAACATTTATTAAAAGAAAGTTTGTTTTTAAATAAAAAAACAAACATTGCAAAAACTAGCGATTTAGAACCAATAAATAAGAACGAGTTTGGAAATTCAATCAATATGTCTCAACAATCAACTGATATTGTCCAAGATATTGATATTCGAAAAAATTATGCATTTTCGATGTGGATTTATTTAAACGAGCAACAGTCATTTTCTAGTGAAAAAACAATTTTTAATTACGGGTCGGCGTGTCCAATGATATCATATACAAATGTAAATACAAATACTAAATCAATTAATGAACACATAAACATAGCAGTTAATTCGAGTGAATTCATGGTATATAAACTTGAAATAGCACGTCAAAAATGGAATCATATAGTATTTAATTATAACAATAGTTCAGTTGACATATTTATTAACGGCAATTTAGAAAGAACTGTTATGTTTAATGGGTACAATCCTACATACAGTCCAGTCGATTTAGTATCAGTTGGAGATGAAAATGGCGTTGATGGTGCAATTTGCAATGTAGAGTTTTCTTCAACTCCTCTTACGCAGTTCCAAATTGCAACAAAATACAATACATTAATGAATAAAAATCCACCGACAAATTACTAATTTACAAATATTTTATATATTTAATATATAAAAGTTAAGTATAGAAGTATGAACTTTATTATTGTAATTCTATCAGTAATTATTATTGTTATTTTATTTTATATCGCATTCAAAAGTTATTTCTCGAATGTATCTACTTTAAAGAACCAAACTAGTTTAGCCGATCCAACAAAACCAGTTGATAAAGTAATTGCAGCAAATTTACAAAAACCAAACTCTACTAGATATGCCTATGGTATTTGGGTATATGTTAATACATTAAATTCACCTAGTTCAAAAAGTGTTATATTTAGTAGAAATAATGATATCATCGTATATTTAGATCAAATGAATAGTACTTTAACCGCTGTTTTAAATCCAAATACGGCTGCAGGTACTAGTGTATCTTCACCAATTATTGTATCAAGTGAAGAAGCATTAGTTAAATCTACATCTACAAAGATTAATATTACAAATAACTTCCCATTACAAAAATGGGTTTATATTGTAATTAGTGTAGACAATACTGTCGCTGATTGTTATTTAGATGGAAAACTAATCAAATCTGTAAAAGTGCAACAAGTTAATCCAACAAAAGAGTCTGATATTACATTTGGTTTAGGGTTTGATGCATATATTGCACAATTCCAACGTTGGACTGATCCTTTAGATCCACAATCTGTATGGAATTCATACGTTAGTGGTAGTGGTTCAACTTTAGCAGGAACTGATTCTAACTATAACGTAGCATTGTCAGTTTTAAAAGATAATGTAATTACCAGTAAATTAACATTATATTAAAGTTTTTGAATTTTATATGATTATATTTATTTATCATATATAATTATATAGTATAAATGAACATAAATCAACCAATTGGACAACAATTAGCAAATAATGATATTATATCAAACGTTCGAAATAGTGTTTCAAATGCTGCGACAGGTACCACGAATGCTTTAGCCGACATTCGAACTAACATTAATAGTTCACTTCAAGATTTTTCTTCAAAAAGTGTTTCCCAACAAGGCAGTGAATTTCTTCAATCGAATAGTATAATTGCAAAATTTGCATTTCTAATATTAGTTCTAATTGTATTTATGGTATTATTTAAATTAGGTGCATACCTGTTAAATTATTTCCTTAAACCAAAGTTAAATCCATACTTAGTTAAAGGATTAATTTATGGAACTCAAAATAAAGTTATTCCGCAAGATCCAAATAAATCCAATGCTATTACACTATATCGTTCAAATAATGCTACCACTGGTATGGAATTTACATGGTCTGTATGGTTAAATTTGGAACCAGGCAATTTTACGCAATCAACTGAACAAGGTAAATTGAAACATATATTTAGTAAAGGAGGAAACGGAAACTATGATCTTGCTACTGGATTAATGCAACTTAATAATGCACCAGGGTTATATCTAAATTACGATACAGAATCGAAGGAATATAAATTAAAGGTTATAATGAGTACGGTAAGTACAGCCAATGCAGATACATCAGAATCAGTAGAAATTACAAGTATTCCAATTAACCAATGGTTTAATGTAATGATACGTTTAGAAAATAAAATTATGGACGTTTATATGAATGGAGTCATTGTTAAACGTTTAGCTTTCACCAATGTACCAAAACAAAATTATGATGATGTTTTTGTATGTGGTAATGGTGGATTCAGTGGAAGTTTATCTGATTTAAGATATTTTAATCACAGTTTGAATATTTTTGAGATTAATAGTATTGTTTATTCTGGGCCAAGTCTAAAATCAGAAAACAAATCTAATACAAAAATATATGATTATTTATCAAGTTCTTGGTATTCCAAGAATATATAATTTCACTACAAGTATAATATGATATAATTTATATATATACCATATTATGACAACACCAGATTTAAATGAACAACTAGTATGTGATATAATTAATCAACGAAATAAATTGCGTTTATTAATTCCACCGCCAATACGGTTTAATCCAATTTCACCATATCCTGCAAATACACAAGCTGAATTAGATATGCGTCGCAAAGCAGAAATATTACAATATAATAAAAATTCCACACAAAAAGGAAAGATTACAAAAGCACAACAATGGGCAAATTTAGTGAAAGGTTCGTTTCAGAGAAATACACAAACTACAGTCGTTCGTGATTCTTCTGGACAAATTATAGACTTTACCGTATATAATACAGTAGCATCTTGTCCTAATGATAAATATTTACCAACACTATCTTCATCAAGTGATGTTCCTGGTCCGATTATTACACTGCAATATAATCCAGATGTTCCACTTTACAATTATGCAGAAGGTGAAAATGTATCTGGTTTAATAAACCAAGAAACACCAACCTATTGGAATAGTTATACTAGTAGTAATATATTGTCATTAGATGGCATTCAGACTACACTATGTTCGTTAGCAATTTTTAATACAGATTATAATTTTACTACATTTGAGATTAACACGCCTATAGGATTTTATGTTTCTGGTCAAGCTACTAATAATACAGATGCTTCGGGTATTTTTAATATAGATACATTTAACGTAAGTATTTATAATAATAATAATTTGATTACAACTACCAATATAATTACAACTACATCGATTACAAATAGGTCTGTTAACTTTTATACTAATTTTCCAAAAGATGGTAGTGGTAATATAATTGGCGATACTACATTTCAAGGAGTACAATATATCGGAAACTTAAAAATGTCGAATATTGTTCTTTCTACCCAACCTGGTTTA